CCAAGCATACGCAAACGCAATGACTAGAGTTCCTTCGACCAGGATGTGGTAGGCAGTGCTCATGATGTGTCTCCGTGTGTGAAGAAAAGGGGAGAGCCGAAGCCCTCCCCTGTGGGTGTTAGGCGGCTTCCTCCGAAGCCACCTCGACACCGCCACCGCGCGTCATCTCACCGTCGATGCCATACCGCTTGGCAGCATCGAGTGCCGCGCTCTGGAACTTGCGTTCCGCCTGCGGCTTGATGGTGGGAGTGACGAAGCGTTCGTCCGTGTGCTGTTCGTAGCGATACGTTGCAGCTTCGAGCACCTGTTCCAGGTGGACGATCTGAGTCTCGATCCGCTGAGCCCAATCGATAGCACGAGCCAGCTGAACCTCGGAAAGCTCATCACCCCGGTGCGACTTGGCAGCCAGGCGAACCTTGGCGACGGCCTCATCGTGGCTGGTCTTGCTGGACTGGAGCGTCATCGCGGCGGCGTAGCAGATGCCGTTGAGGATGCGCTTCTGTGCATAACCGAGCTTGTTGCGACGGACGATCTGTCCTTCCTTCGTCTGATACTCTTCAATCTCAGTCATAAACTCAGCGATGGTCTGGATCGCTTTGGACATAGCAGCAACTGAAGTCATGGTAGTTCTCCGTGTGACCACCGGGGACCGCCCCCGGCGTAGCAACAACGCAGCAGGGCGTTCGCGGTTCTGCATCAAGGGCGGAGCGCAGCGACGTCCCGGAGGGATGCGAAGCACCCTTGAGGCGGGTTCCGAACCCGTGCAAGGAAGGTGCGGCCGGTGCGGTTCCTGTGGGCACTGGGACTACCAGACGATGTGCAAGTGGTCCGAAGCGATCAGAACGAGCCTCTCTGTTCTATATCTGTCTTGATTGTCAGTGCGTTGGGATGCCTATCAGTTTCGTGCATTGACAGGTGTTTGGAGAGGGCTCACATAAGGATCGCGCGCGCAGCAGTAACAACCACAAGAGAACTCCCATGGGTAATGTGCCTTACGTTGCAGACACACCGAATGGTCCGCTGACAGACCTGCAGGACCGGTTTGTAGATGCGTATGTGACCAATGGTGGGCGTATAGAAGCAGCCGCAATTGAGGCAGGTTACTCGGAAGACTCCGCACGCACCCTGGGCAGTAGATTGCTCAAACAAGACAAGGTGTTGTCCGAGATATACAGGCGCACGATGAGTCGTGTAGCAGTGGTCGCTCCGAAGGCACTGGATGTAGTTGAGCGTCTGGCAGAATCCTCACGCAGTGACAAAGTTCGCCTTGAGGCTGCTGTAGATTTGCTCAATCGTGCGGGTCTTCGGGCTCCTGACCGTGTAGACCATCGTGTATCTGGCGAGATCTCGGTACAGATTGACCTTAGTTAAGGGGGTGGGGGTCCAAAAACGGGGCTGTGAGTATGGCAAGTGGACCTCAGTATGTATTTTTCCCCGAAAACCCACGGGCCCCCACTCTGAAATTTTTTCCCCTCTGAATCTTTCGATGTTGTTTTTGGTGAGAGGAGACTGTGATGCCTAAGGTTGGTGGTAAGATGTTTGGTTATGGTGCTGCTGGTATGGCTGCTGCCAAGAAGGCTGCTGTTAAGACTGGCAAGCCGATGAAGATGACGAAGGCTGCTGCCAAGCCGATGGCTAAGGGCAAGAAGTAAGGTGGCCAAGGCTCCCTCTCGTGTGAACGAGGCTGGTAACTACACCAAGCCTGGTATGCGAAAGTCTTTGTTCGAAGCGATCAAGGCTGGAGGCAAGGGAGGGAAGCCGGGTCAGTGGAGTGCCCGTAAGGCACAGATGCTGGCTAAGGACTACAAGGCCAAGGGCGGAGGCTATCGGGACTGATGAAGAAGCCGCAGAAGTCACTGGCCAAGTGGACCAAGGAAGATTGGCGCACGAAGTCTGGCAAGCCTTCGACGCAAGGTAAGGACGCTACTGGTGAGCGTTACCTTCCTGCCAAGGCGATCAAGGCGTTGTCTGCCAGTGAGTATGCGGCGACCACGAAGGCCAAGCGCGAGGGATCGAAGGCTGGCAAGCAGTTTGTAAAGCAGCCCGCCTCGGTAGCCAAGAAGGTGAGGAAGTTCCGGTGAAGAAGGAACATAAGAATCCTGCTGGTGGCCTGACGGCTGCTGGCCGTGCTTTCTTCAAGCGGACGACGGGCGCGAACCTGAAGGCTCCGGTTAAAGGTGCTGCCGATACGCCCGAGAAGATGCGGCGCAAGGGAAGCTTCCTTGTTCGTATGGGTTCTGCTGCCGGTCCTCTCAAGGACGAGAAGGGTAGGCCAACTCGATTGAAGCTATCGCTGGTAGCCTGGGGACATGGCGGCGATAAGGCGAGTGCGGTGGCTAAGGGCAGATCACTGCTGGCCCGATACCGCGCAGCTAAGGAACGCAAGAAGGACTAGTCCATTGAGGTTGGCTTCGAGCTAGGTGTAGCGGTGCGCCAAGGAGATTGTCATGTCGATTAGCTATAACGAAGCTTGGGTGCCGCAGGGCGCGGTTGCAGTCACGCCGTCAGACTCGACGTTGGTAAACTGCGTTGCTCTTTATGTGGGCACTACTGGCAGCGTGGTGATTGACACGATTGCCAATACCAACGTGACGTTTGCTAACGTGCCGAGTGGCACTACCCTTTGGATTAAAGCTATTCGTGTGAAGGCTGCGACGACCGCGCTTAACATTGTGGCGCTGTTCTAATGAGTTTTGGAGCCGGCGTTTTTCTGCCGCAGAGGTATACTAACAATACCACTGGGCCTGGATCGCTCCATCTGGATTTTCTGACCGGCGCGCCGCTGGACAGCCGCATCACGTTCAGCCGCACGACGAACGCCACGCTGGTCGATAGCACCGGGCGCGTGACCTACGCGCCGAACAATCTGGTGCTGCGGTCTGAGGAGTTTGAGAACGCGTTTTGGACTAAGGCGAACGCTACGGTCACTGCTAATGCGACAGCAGCACCCAACGGCACGACTACCGCAGATGCAATTATTGAAAACACGGCAACAGCGACGCATGGCGTAACCGCCGCTGTTACGGTAACGACTGGCGTTTCTTACATTTTTAGCGTGTATGCCAAACAGAACGGGCGTAGTTTGCTGCGTGTAGGTTCCGCTGACTCCCAGAAATATGGGGTGTTTGATCTAATTGCGGGCGTTGTTCAGTATGTAGATGCTGGCGTTTCTGCGTCTATCACTCCTGTAGGGGATGGGTGGTACAGGTGCGCAGTCACTGAGCGCGCGACTTTAAGCGGAACAGGCACTTACCTTTTCCGTATGCAGTCCAACACTTCAGAGTGGCCGGGAACTGGTCAGTATACCGGCAACGGCACCTCTGGCGTTTTCCTCTGGGGCGCGCAGTTTGAAGCCGTCACCTACCAGACGCTGCCCTCGACGTATGTGCAGACGGTCGCCTCGGCCTACTACGCCCCGCGTTTCGACTACAATCCGGTCACGCTGGCTCCGCGCGGCCTGCTGATTGAAGAGCAGCGGGTAAACTTGGTGCTGTACTCGGAGCAGTTCGATAACGCGGGTTGGACGAAGCTCAACGGGTCGGTTACCGCGAACACCACAACGTCGCCGGATGGCACGGCCAACGCCGATGCTTTTATCGAAAACACTGCCGCGTCCGCTTTCCACGCTATGGGTCAAGCCGTCACCAAGGCGGCGTCTAGCATTGAATACGCGGGCAGTTTCTATGTCAAAGATAAAGGCCGTCAGGTAGCATTTAACATTCAAAACGCCGCTGGCTCCAGCGGAGTTCAGGGTCGCGTCAACCCCGCAACAGGTACGGTGACGCAGAACGCTACGGCGTTTGGATCGGGCTTTACTGCCGGAACCATAACCATAACCAATGCCGGTAATGGTTGGTATCGGGTTGTGATGACCGCAACATCCGACACGTCCACAACCGTTACGTTTCAGCTTATCCTGCACAACGGCACGACATCCGTTTACACGGGCGATGGCGTCTCCGGCGCGTTCCTCTACGGCGCGCAACTCGAAGCCGGCGCGTTCGCCACCAGCTACATCCCCACCGTGGCCTCCACGGTCACCCGCGCGGTTGACGTTGCGTCTATGACGGGTACGAACTTCTCTAGCTGGTACAACGCCAGCGAGGGGACTCTGTTTGCCGCAATTTCCAGCGCCGCACCTACGGCTGCCGGAGCAGCAAGGCGTATCGCAAATATCAATAACGGCACGGAGAGCAATCGCATAACGGTTGCGTGGGCGGGTAGCACTGGTGTTTCCGCAGCTTTTGTTACTGATGCTGGCGCTACGCAGGCAAACTTTGTGTCGCCGGCAGGGGCTTATGCGTTCCCAACCAAAGTCGCGCTGGCCTACAAAGCCAACGATTTTCAGGCGTCTGTCAATGGAACTATTTTCACGGCAGATACCAGCGGTTCGATTCCAACTGTTGACCGCATGACGCTTGGCGATGTGGTTTCGGGAGGGACGGGGCCGCAAAATATCAACGGCCACCTTAGCTCCATCACCTACTACGCCACCCGCCTCACTAACGCGCAGCTACAGGCGCTCACTTCATGATCGACCTTTACCTCTGCGCGCCCACCGAAGCCGACATGACCGCCGCGCTGACCGCTGCGGGCATCATCAACGACGAGGGCTTCCCAGTGGCGGGCGTCTCGCTGGATCACATCGGGCCATTCAGCCGCGTGACGGGCTACGACAAGGCCGGTGAGCCTATCGTTGTGGCCTACCCCGACTGGCACACCAATCTGCGCGGCACATTTGACGATGAGCAGCTTGCGGCTTTGGAGCCGATCAGCGTTGAACCCTCAGTCCCGTATCGGGTGTGGGCATAAGTTATGGCATTCACAGGGGAACTCACCATTGCGGATCGCATTCGCCTTCGAGCGATTGTCCGTAAGGTGCATCTCTCACACTATCCGCAACACATGCTGGATAACTACGAGTGTGATAAGTTGATCGACGCCTGGGGGCCCGAGGTTGCTGGCAACATTGTCAAGGCAGCCTTGGACAAAGGGCTTGTTGCGTGAGTCTCAAATACAAGCCGGGTGGTGATACACTCAAGGCTTTTATGAAAGACGATCACTTCTTCCGTGGTCTGCGTGGCCCGGTAGGAAGTGGCAAATCTGCTTGCTGCGCTATTGAAATGTTCCGCCGCGCTCTTGCTCAAGAACCTAACGAGCAGGGTATCCGCCGCACTAGGTGGGCCGTGGTGCGTAACACCAACCCACAGCTGCGAACCACGACAATCAAGACTTGGCTAGACTGGTTCCCAGAGAACATCTGGGGCAAGATGCTTTGGCATCCGCCGCCTTATACCCACCACATTAAGAAGGGCGATCTTGATATGGAGGTCATCTTCTTGGCCCTCGATAGGCCGGAAGATGTGAAGAAGCTTCTTTCGCTTGAGCTTACTGGCGTTTGGATCAACGAGGCGCGCGAAGTGCCCAAGCAGATTGTTGACGCCTGCACCATGCGCGTTGGCCGCTTCCCCTCGATGAAGGATGGCGGGCCAACATGGTATGGCGTGATTGCTGATACGAACGCGCCTGACGAAGATCACTGGTGGCCAATCATGGCGGGCGAGGCCCCTATCCCTGACCATATTGGTAGGGAAGAATCCCTCATGCTTATCAAGCCGGATACCTGGGCCTTCTTTACTCAGCCTGGCGGCATGGTTGCCAATGTGGATCAAGAAGGCGTAGTCACTGACTACAAGCTGAATCCGAAGGCAGAGAACCTTAAGAATCTTACGCCTAATTATTATCCCTCGATCATCACCGGCAAAACCAAAAGCTGGATCGATGTCTATGTTTTGAACAAGCTGGGAAGCTTAACTGATGGCAAAGCGATCTATCAGATGTTTGATGAAGCGGCGCACATATCCAAAGAACCAATCCTGCCCACGCCAGGAGTCCCGATCATTGTCGGCCTCGACTTTGGTCTTACGCCTGCTGCCGCGTTTTGTCAGAACGTCCGTGGCAGATGGTATGTGCTACATGAGTTGGTTGCTCAAGACATGGGCATTGTCCGCTTTGCTGAGATACTCCGCATGGAGATGGCGCAGCGATTCCCCGGCTCACAGTTTGTAATCTACGGAGACCCTGCCGGTGATTACCGAGCGCAGACTGATGAGCGCACACCTTTCCAGATTCTAAGGCAGGCCGGACTCAAGGCTTACATCGCTCCAACGAATGATCCATCATTGCGAATTGAAGCGGTAAGCAATCCACTGAATCGCATGGTCGATGGCCAGCCTGGATTTATGATCGACCAAAGATGCGTCAATCTTATCAAGGGCTTCCGTGGTGGCTACCAGTATCGACGCCTACAAGTTTCTGGCGGTGGTCGTTACGAGGACAAGCCCGACAAAAACAAATACAGTCACGTCCATGATGCGCTACAATATGCCCTATGTGGCGGTGGAGAATCTCGGACACTGACTGTCGGCAGAGGGGACACTAGGCCTGTGGTAGCTCGAGCAATGTTCGATGTGTTCCGTAGGCAACCTTCGGTGCGCCGATCTGTTTTTTAGTCCATTGCTATAGCGCGACCAGTTTACCCAATAGGCTGGCAAGGAGCTTCTGGAATGTGCATGAAAACCCCCAAGCCTCCAGTTCCGACTGCTGAGGAAAGGGCAATGGAAGAGGACGCCAAGATTCAGCGTGAATCTATGGCTAACGAACGCCGTCGTGCCCTTGCTGAGGCTAAGGAAGGCCGACTCGAATCTGAGCTTTCTCGCGTTCGCGGTTCTGGTATGCGCTCACTTATTTCTGGTCGCCGTGGTGGTCAGGGCTTCCTTCGCTCTATGCTAGGCTCTTAAACTATGCCGGTGATTCCGACTCCAGTTGTTCCAGTCACAGCCAGTGCTGGACTGCTTGGCAAGTTGCAGGCTCGATATGCTCGGGCCAAGCAACTGCGAGAGCCATGGATTTCGGAGTATGAAGAGTGCTACGAATATGCGCTGCCTAGCCGCGAAAGCTTCTATGCCCAGGCTGCCGGTCAAAGCCGCACTGATAAGATTTTTGATGAGACTGCTGTGGTGGGTGTGCAGGAGTTTGCATCTCGCCTGCAAGCCGGTTTGATTCCCAACTATGCGCGGTGGGCAGAGCTTGTCTCTGGTAGCGAAGTGCCGGAAGATGATCGCTCCGAAGTGAATGAGGCACTCGAGGCCGTCACTGAGTATGTGTTTGAGGTAATTCAGAACAGTAACTTTGCCCAGGAAGCAAATGAGACGCTACTGGACATTGCTCTTGGCACTGCCTGCATGAGGATCGATGAGGGTGACGCCCTCAATCCTGTCATGTTCACTGCCGTGCCCTTGCCGCAATTGGCGTTAGACGTTGGCCCGGATGACAAGCTCGATACAATCTTCCGTGAGCGTTCGATCCGTACCTCAAACATTAAGATTGCCTATCCGAAGGCCGTCCTGCCTGCCGAACTCGAGCGTGAGTTGGCAACTGGCGTGGACAACTTTGAGTCTCTAGTTGAGTGCGTGTACCGTGACTGGTCTACTCCAGGTGAGGAAGTAAACATGCTTGCCGTGTTCCTTCCCCAGCGGAACCATATGCTTTTCACGGAAACCTATAAAGGCATTGGTTCCAATCCCTATGTGGCATTCCGTTGGTCCAAAGCTGCTGGTGAAGTTTGGGGTCGCGGCCCTTTGCTGTCTGCTATGCCCGCTGTAAAAACCACCAACCTGGTGGTGCAGATGATCCTCGAGAATGCTCAGATGGCAATCTCGGGAATCTACACTGCGGAAGATGATGGCGTAGTAAACCCGGCAACGATCCGACTTGTGCCAGGAACAATCATTCCTGTTGCGCCTGGTAGCTCCGGGCTGCGCGCCGTAGGCAGTGCCGGTAACTTTGATGTGGCTCAGTTGGTGCTTTCCGACATGCGCCTTAACATCAAGAAGGCTCTCTACAACGAGATGCTCGGCAATCCCAACACAACGCCGATGTCTGCAACCGAAGTGGCGCAGCGTATGGCTGACTTGTCACGGCAGATCGGCAGCGCCTTTGGTCGTTTGCAGGCAGAGTTTGTGAACCCCGTGCTTCGCCGGGTGGTGTACATCCTCAAGAAGCAGGGTCGTATCTCTATCCCGGTCATCAACGGCCGCGAAGTGAAGGTGCGCTCGACAAGCCCGCTTGCTCAAGCCCAGGCTTTTGAGGACATCAACGCTATCAACCGATTCCTTGAAATGGTACAGGGCCGCTTTGGCCCGCAGATGGTCAACCTATATGTGAAGGGCGATGAGACCACCAAGTATCTGGCTGCCAAGTTTGGTGTGCCGGAAAGACTGATCCGCGATGAGGCGGAACGGGAACAGCTTGCTGGTCAGATAGCGCAAATGGGGCAGAATGGCATCGACACAAGCCAAATTACTGGGGCCTGACGGCTTCGTTCGAGCTCCTGCAGAGGAGCGCAAGCTAAACGAATTGGCAGCCTCGACCTTCAGTAGCAATGGAGCTCGAGAGTTCTTGGCGTATTTGCGCTCGATTACCATCGAGGCAGTCGCTGGCCCGCACATTGGATCAGATGAGTTACGGCATCGAGAGGGTATGCGCTATCTCGTAGCCATCATTGAACAGCGCATAAACAAGGGGAAGCAAAATGACTGAGATGGTGGAAGGCAATAACGGCGAGACTCCGATTGAGAGCGCAGCGCCCGTTGACGAGTCACGTCCCGAGTGGCTGCCTGAGAAGTTTTGGGTTGAGGGCAAGCCGGCCTACGATAAGCTGGCTCAATCCTATGGCGAGCTCGAAAAGATGCGCGGCAATCTGCGCGAGAAGCTTGTCGAGGAATTGACAACCGAGCGCCTTGCTGCGCGGCCTGAAGCGCCTAATGCCTACAAACTGCCGGAACACGAGAAGCTCGATCAGGAGCAACTTGAAGCATCGGGCGTTGTTCAGTGGTGGCGTCAGTTTGCCCACGATCAGGGATACAATCAGGAACAGTTTGAAACTGCCATCAATACCTACGCCGACCTACAGGTGAAGGAGATTGAGGAAAGCTATCAGCGCGAGTTTCAAAAGCTTGGCGAGAGCGCAACTGCCCGCATCGAGGCCGTCCAACTGTGGGCTGGCAACTACTTCAACGAAGAAGAGCAGGTTGCAATTTCTGCTGCTTGCACCAGTGCCGCTGGCGTGGCCGCAATGGAAAAGTTAATGTCTGCGCTTAAGGGTTCGGGCGTGGTTGACAACACCATGTTCGAAAAGAAGCCGGAGCCTACTCGAGCAGACGTTGAGAAGATGATGCAGGATCGCCGCTATTGGCATCCGGCAGATCGTGATCCTGCGTTTGTGCGCCAGGTGGAAGAGTTCTTCGCCAAGACCTTCCGCTAATGCGCGTTCGCTTTATGGAGGAGCGGGATATTCCCGTTGTCATTACGCTTGGCAGCTTAATGCACCGTGAAGCGCCGGAGTATGCTGACTTTCAATTTGACGAGGGCAAGCTCGAGCGCCTTGCTTGGGCTTGCCTCTCTGAAAGGGACTGGTCAACAATCGTCGCAGAGACTGAGGTGAACGGTGAGATTCGAATCGTCGGATTCCTTGTAGCCGCCGCAGTCGAAACTTTCTTTGGGCCCGACCGATTCACTGAGGACTTGGCATTCTATGTAATGCCAGGATTTCGAGGCACGTCGGCTGCTATCAAAATGCTAACGCTGCTTGAGGTTTGGTCGAATGCCGTTGGCACAAAGCGTGTACGGATTGGCATAACTACCGGCATTAATGGCGATGTAGCGGGTAGGTTTCTGCTGCGTATGGGTTATGTTGATAGTGGCGCGCTTTACTCTAAAGCAATTAGTCCATTGCCGGCTTGATCTGTTTGCAAGACATCACAAGCAGGCCCGCAAGGTCTGGCTATGGAGCCCGCCAGGACAACTCCTTTCGCATCGTTTGCGGATAACCGGCAAAAACCAGTTTTTCGCAAGCCTGAATGAAAGGATTGAACAATGGCAATTGATATTAATGACGCCTTTGTGAAGCAGTTCGAGAGCGAAGTGCACATGGCGTATCAGCGTATGGGCTCCAAGCTCCGCAATACCGTTCGCTACAAGGGCAACGTCCGTGGTTCCAGCACCACCTTCCAGAAGGTTGGCAAGGGCACCGCTGGCACGAAGTCGCGTCACGGCAACGTGCCGGTGATGACCATCGACCATACCCCGGTTGAGTGCACCCTGTCTGACTTCTACGCTGCTGATTACGTGGACAAGCTGGACGAACTGAAGATCAACCATGACGAGCGCATGGTTGTTACCCAGTCCGCTGCTGCCGCAATTGGCCGCAAGACCGACGACCTGATCGTTACTGCGCTCGACACGACTAGCAATGCTATCGTTGAGTCCGGCACGACTGGCCTGAACCAGACGAAGGTCAACACCGTGTTCGAATTCTTCGGCAACAATGATGTGCCGGATGATGGCGAACGCTATTTCGTGATCTCGCCTGGCGCATGGACCGATCTGCTGGGTCTGAACGCCTTCTCGAGCGCTGACTTCGTTGGTCCCGATGAACTGCCTTACAAGGGCGGCATGGTGGCCAAGCGTTGGATGGGCTTCATGTGGATGACGTTCTCGGGCCTGTCGGTTGCTTCCAACATCCGTAAGAACTTTGCTTATCACCGTAGCGCCCTGGGCGTGGCGGCTGGTTCGGAAGTGCAGACCGAAATGAACTACGTGCCGGAGAAGGCCGCTCACCTGGCAACCTCGATGATGTCGCAGGGTGCCGTGTTGATCGACAGCAACGGTGTGTACGAAGTTCAGACCTACGACGCTTAAGGAGCAAAGAACATGGCTTTTACTCCCGCAACTTTGATTAAGCTGGCTGGTGCTGAACCGGCTCTGCATATCTACTCGAACTCCGATGCAATCGCTACGATTGTTGCCTCGGGCTACTTCAACACGGTGACGGACAACCTCAAGCAGAATGATGTCATTCTGTGCGTGGGTTCGACTGGCGGCACCCGTACCATTGACGTGATCTGTGTTACGAGTGCGACTGGCGCGGCGACCGTTACGACGACCGCTTTGGAAGGCGTCACCGCCTCGTAAGCAACAGGGAGAGGTTCTCCCCCCTGACCTCTCCCGGGCCAGCCTTGTCTTGTGCAGGGCTGGCCTTTTCTCTAGGAGCGCACCGTGGCAGTTACCGACATTGATATTTGCTCTCGCGCCCTGATCTTGATCGGTGCCGCACCCATCACATCGTTTGCAGATGGCACGACTGAGAGCACGGTTGCTGCCAATCTCTATGAAGATACGGTGCGCGACCTGATGTCTCGCTTCCGCTGGCGCTTTGCTTCTGGCCAGGCTCAACTGTCTCGTCGCGTGGAAGAACCGGATTCTAAATGGGATGCCGCGTATAACTTGCCGGCCGATCTGCTGCTGCTTCATGACGTGACCGTCAATGACAACATGATTGAGTATGACCGCTACCAGAACCTGGTCTATTGCAATGCGACCACTGAAGAGGTTGTGGCTGCTGATTATACGTTCCGAGCAGAGGAGGACCTTTGGCCTCCTTACTTTGTAACGCTGGTCGAACTGCAACTTGCCTCGATCTTCGCCTACTCGGTGGCCAACCAGATTAATACGGCTGACTTCATGGAGAAGAAGGCCTTGCGTCAGATGGCATTGGCGCGCAACATTGACAGCACGGCACAGACTTCGCGCCGTTTCGATCTCAGCCGATTCGACAAAGCGCGTAGGACGATCCGCTAATGCCGACCATCAAGCAGGTCCAAACCAACTTCTCATCAGGGGAAGTTGATCCGCTGCTGCGTATGCGTGTGGATACTGGCGCATACCAGAATGGCGCGGCCACTCTGCGTAACTGCTCATTGCTGAATACTGGCGGCGTAAGCAGGCGGGCGGGCACCCGTTATCTTGCCACCCTTACTACTGATAGCAGGCTTTTGCCGTTCGAGTTTTCGTCCTCGGAGCGTTATGTCTTTGCTTTGAGCAATGGTCGCCTCGATGTGTTCAGCACGTCGGGGACACTGCTAACTACGATCACAAGCACCGTTCCGTGGACAGGCGCACAGCTTCGACAGATTAGCTACACTCAGGCAGCGGATGTGATGATCCTGTGCCATCCATCTTGGGCACCTCGCGTGGTGCGTCGGACGGGCGCATCCAGTTTTACGATTAGCACCTTTGCGTTTGACACGAGCCTAGACGGCAACAAGATTTATCAGCCTTATTATAAGTTTGCCGATGACACGGTGACGATCAGCGTTAGTGCCGTATCAGGCACGGGCGTAACCATTACCGCTTCGAGTGCCGTATTCACGTCTGCCTATGTGGGCACGATTGTGCGCTGGAAAGACGTTGAGATTCTCATCACTACCTACACAAATGCCACGACCTTGGTAGGTAACATCAAGGGACGGCTTGAAGGCTCTCTTGATATTAATCCGCTTCGCACCTCGCATAGTAGCGATGTTGTTGAAGTGACTCATGCTTTGCATGGATTTGCCACTGGGCAGAGTGTGACGATTAGCGGTGCCAATGGCTTTGCTGGTGTTACTTTTGCTCAGATCAACGGCACTTTTTCGATCACCGTGATTGATGACAATCGCTATAGTTACGCGACTGGACATAACGCAAACGCATCAGAAGATGGCGGCGGCCCTACGGTCAAATTTACAAGCAGCACAACTTCCACTCGAGACTGGTCCGAGCAGACTTACTCTGCGGTCAATGGCTATCCTGGAGCGGTTGCTTTCCACGAAAGTCGCCTTTGGTTTGGCGGTAGCAGTGCCGTGCCTGATGGCTTGTGGGCTTCTAAAATTGGCCTGTTCTTCAACTTCGATGTGGGCGAAGGCCTCGATGATGAGAGCATTCAGATCACTATCGGCAGTGAGGATATCTCGAACGTAAAGCACATCGTATCAAACCGAGACTTGCAGATTTTTACAGCAAGCGGCGAGTTCTTTGTGCCGCGTTCAAGCACCCAGGCAATGACGCCCACTACCATTCGAATCTCAAGGCAAACGCCATTCGGCTCGAGTGATGTCACTCCGCTTCCGTTTGATGGCGCTACTCTGTTTGTGCAGGGCTCGGGCAAATCTGTGCGCGAGTTTGTCTATAATGACAGCGCGAATGGTTATGCCTCGACCGACATTACCTTGCTATCTAGCCACCTTATCAACAGCCCCGTTGATATGGCGGTGCTGTTTGGTTCGACCGTGCGCGGTGAGCAGTATGCTCTGGTGGTGAACAATGATGGCACGATGGCAGTGTTCAACTCGGCACGGTCTGAAAACGTGGCAGGGTGGACAACGTGGGAATTTGGAACCAAGGCCATCAACCTGTTTCGCTCGGTATGCACCTTGGGCGAACTGGTATTTGTCGCAGTGCAGCGCAACCTGACATATACGCTCGAGTTGCTCTCGGACGCCGAAGCCCTGACGGTTGATAGCGCGATAAGCCTGACCGGATCGTCAAGCGCAACTTGGACGCTGGGCTCTTACTACGCTAACAAGGTGGTCGATGTTGTCTCGAGCAACATGTATCTTGGCACCTTCACTGCAAACGGCTCCGGCGTCATTACGCTTACTGAGCCAGTGACGAAGGTAACTGCCGGGTTCACCTATCCGGTGGAGATTACCACTCTGCCCGTACACTTGCAGCTTCCCACTGGCTCACTCTTGGGTATGCCTAAACGAATCAACCGTGTTCTTGTTGGGCTGAACAGCACCCTATCTTGCGTGGTCTCGAACAACCGACTGCTGCTTCGTCAGGTGACAGACGACTTGTCCGTTGCACCTGCCCTATTTACAGGGATTAAGGAGTTCTTCTTGCTTGGTTACAATCGAGAGGCGAAGGTCACGATTACGCAGGATGAGCCTCTGCCATTGAGGGTGCTAGGGATGAACATGGAGGTGTCTTTCTAATGTGCGTCTCAGCAACCGTTCTTGCTGCTGCATCCCTTGTCGCGGCAAGTGCCGGCACCGCCGTTTCCATTTCCGCTGCTCAGGCAAACAAACGCGCTCAACAGAGTATGCTTGATGAGCAACGCAAGCAACTGAATGAAGAGCGTGAGATTGCCCGTCTGCAGGCCCAGGAGGCCGAGGTGGAGCGTCTTAATGACTTCCGTAGGCAAAGGGCTAGCAACGCTGCTTCACTGGCAGCATCAGGTGTGCGCGAGAACATTAGCTTCCTCCAGGGCGTTATGCCAGCGGAGGAGCGCGCCTTGCGTTTAGACATTGGCGCTATTCGCATGGGCGACATTACTGGCCAGAATCGCATTGCTTCGCAGATTCGCGTTAATCGTTTTTCGCGCGATGTTGCTGGGTTCAATGCCCGAGCGCAGACTATTGGTGCAGTGGCTAGCCTTGTTGGAACGGCTGCCAGTGTTGGTTCTTCATATAATCAAACTAAAATACCAAAACCAGCTGGAGGCTAATTCGTGGCCATTCAACCTTTTCGCCGTCGCATTGGTATCTCCAGTCCTGGCAGCCTGCTGTCTGGCAATGCTCCGCAGATTGCTGACGTTGGCCCATCAATCTCTCGTGCAGCTGGCCAGGTGTTTGAAGCTGCGCAGCCTGCCATGCGGGCGAAGGCTGTTCGAGAAGGTCAGCTTGCTGCAGGCCAGGCGGAAATTAAACGCGACGAGAAGGGTCGCGCGCTTCCCATTGAGACGCCCAAAGATGCTGGCTTGCTGTATCAACAGGCGTTTGAGGAAGTGGCACAAGCGCGTTACATTTCCAACGTGTCGCTCGACTTCCAATCAAAGCTTGATGCTGAAATTGAAGCCATGCGCTCTGGTAAGGATGGCAAGAAGCTAGACGCTGAATCTTATCGCGCCTTCGTCGAGGGGACTGCTCAAGGCATACTCGAGGTTGCCGATCCGCGTGTGCGCCCACTGCTCGAACAAACACTTGGCCGTGAAGGACAGGAGCGCACTCGTGCTGTCTACGGCGAAGCTGGGCAACGTGCACGACAGGATTTGATGAGCGCGTTGAACAACGACTACACTCGGCTTACCAAACTAGTGGCTGATGCGTCTAGTAGAGGCGATGTAGCCCAGGTAGCTAATTACCAAGCTCAAATGACCGCTCTAACTGATGCTGCGATAAAAGCGGGCACTATTGGAGAAAAGTTTGCAGGGTCAAAGCAGGAGGATCAAAAGGTCCAATATGCAGAAGCAGTTAACAACGCAATTAGTATGCGTACCGTTAATGAGGCAACCCCTCTAATCTTTGGTCTTTCTGGCGATGAACTGCAAATAGTTGAGCAGAGACTCAATAATATTAGTTCAGGAGGAAGCCTGCGGAAAGAGGCTCCTATCCTTGCAACTGACAAGCTTTTTAAATTGAGTGATTTTTCCAAGCGGACTCTTCTTGGCGTAGTCACTGATCGCAGGCAGCAGATTGCTGCTGAAGCGGCAGCTGCTCGCGCTGCGCGGGCAGAGGCGATTAGAGATGCGAGGGAAGAGGCGCGCACTGCTCGGATTGAAAATGCTCTTATTGAAGCAAAGAGCGGAGATTATACCGGCAACTATGACGCCAAAACTCAAGCCTATCTAAGCCAAAAGTTTATGAAAACCGTTGGGTTTAAAGGGCTTAATGCGCCCAACGGAAGCGATGCGTTGCTGGCTTTTATTGGCGACACACAGTATGTGCCGAAAGAGGTTATTAGCTGGATGGATAATAGTATCCGTTCGAGCAACCCAATGACAGCGGTCAATCTGTTTAGCAGCGTTAGCAAAGCCCGTGTGAATGGTGCTGCGGTTGGCGATCTAATGCTGGCGAGGATGGACTCGCGTTCTGCCGCCCTGTTCCGTCGTGCTACTATGGCGTTGGAGATGAACACCCCTCCGTCCGATGTGCTAACCTTGCTCGATAAGACCAGAACATCTACTGGCTTTACGTTTGACGAGGCTCGTTCGACCTACAATCGTGGATCATCAAAGACTAGGGGCTTTGACGTTGACCTTGATAGCAAGGCTCCGTCTTATTTTGGCTTGCCAAAGGGCTCGACGGTGCCTTCTAATATTCGCTCTCGAGTGAATCAGGCATACGTTGACAACCTTGATCTTCACCCCGGCAATCCAGAGGCTGCTCTGGACGCTGCGTTGGGACAGGTAGCGCCGCTGTACACAAGAAACAGTGTGTTCAGAGGAGGCATTGGTCCCGCTGTGCTTATGCGTGTAGCCACAAACCAGAAGCTTGCCGATCTGGTGAGCAACCTTACTATCCAGGGCAAGCCGTTTCTGACTGCAGCACCGGGCGGTAAGAAGCACACAGTTGGTCCAGGTGGCAATGTTAAGTTTGTTCCAGCTGATGACGACGTTGCCGACGTAGGCGCATATCGGATTGAGGTTTACGATCCTACCAACCCAAGCAGGCTAATGCTGCCCGTGCTATCTATCGACCTTGGTGCCGCACTAGCTTTGCGCGGCGAAGAGAACGCAAAAACTAAAGGTGCGCCATTGACGCCTCTAGCATCTCAGCCTCTAACTCAAGCTGAAAAAGACAAAATTGCTTTTGAGCGTAAAAACCGCGAACCATTGTGGGTGAAATAAATGGAAGTTCCTCTTCCCGGAATCCGTCAGCGTTCGCCGCAGTCACTTCTTCCAGGGCAACCAGCCGAAGAAGCGTATGGGGCATTTGATGCCTTCAAGAACCAGATGGCCCTTGGTGTCTACGGGCAGATAAAGGACTTTGGGGAGCGGCTGTACGCTCGAGGTGCAGGCATTGATGCTACCTTTGACGGTTTGGATAACATCCCTCGTGGATACGAGAAGTACGCTCGAGAGTATGCTTATGCTCGCAATGCCGAAGAGGCAGACGTAATCACCCGCAACATTAATGAGAACGATGCGGCTCGTCAGCGGCTGTCGGAATACGACTTGAGCACAAACTTGCTGTCTGGTTTTGTTGCTGGCCTTGTTGATCCGGTGAACCTAATTCCTGTTCCAGGATTGGCGGGGATTGGCTTTGTCAAAGCAGCATTGCGTGGCGGTGCTGCGATTGGCGCAATCAACACTGGACAGGAAGTGCTTCGTCACGAGCTCGATCCAACAAGCTCGAGAGCGGAAACCGCTATCAACATTGGCGCTGGCGTTCTACTTGGTGGCCTGTTCTCTGGCGCTATTGGTCACGCGCTACGTAATCGTCAGCCTGTGCCGCTAGATGGTCTGGAGCAGGATGCAGTTAACTCGCTGGCTGCTCGCTTTGATGAAGCTGCTGCTGTTGGCGATAGCATTTCTCCGCTGTCGTCTTTTGATATGAGAGGTAAGGGCTTCAAAGTTGTCGATGGCAACACCGGCAAATACGATCCCAGTGGTAATTATCAGTTTGCTTCCTACCGATCTGCAAGTGAAACCAATGCAGTAGGCGCTCGAGTTACGATTGACGAGGTTCCTGTAGGAGCCAAGAGTGGTGACGAGTTGCTGCAAGATGAACTCTCTAAGCCAAATCCTTTTGAGTACGATATTGATGCACCCATTGGACCAACCGTTTATCACGGAACCAGGGTGTCATCTGATAACGTAGATTCTTTCATCGACGGCAATGGCAATCTGACGCTTACGCCGGGTGAAAACTTTGGCCTATCGGGCGTCTCCTTTGGTGTGCAGCGACAAGTAGCAACTGACTACTCGACTCGTGTTCGCGGTGGTGACCGATCTGCCAACAACTCGGTGGTATTCGAAGTTGAGGCTGATGCCGTTCCTGGTCTAAAGCGCGAAACCATGGGAGAGGCTGCGATCTACACAGACGCGCCTATCGTTATCCCACCTGGCAAGTGGCGCTTGACGGACGCCATGACTGGAGAGCCTATCAATGTTCGTATTCCAGAGGGTGTGGCTGACGATTCTATTGTAATCGATAGCTCCGCTGCAATCGCAGAGTTTCCAGCCAAGCCGTGGACTCGTCCTTCAATCGAAGGTGCAACTCCACTGCCTGCCGACGCCTTCCGCACCCCTGCGGAGTGGCTGGACTTCCTTATGTTGAAGGAAGCCAATCGCAGCATCACGACAAAACTAGCAACCGAAACTGATGCGGCATTTGAAAATCGGATTAGCCAGATTGCTCTTGAGGAAGTTAAGAGTGAGCGCGCACCGTTGGCCGCTGCCGGTGGTCGGATTGCTAGAAGCTGGCTGGCTGTGATTCCAACAGGCCGACTAGTATCATTGCTCGGTCAAAAGCATCGCGCTGCATATGAACTCTTTGAGGGAATTGGGGGCGACTATCAGAGCATGACGGTGGCTAACCAAGTGCTTCGCGCAACCACGCCAGGCGGCTCTGTGTTTATGAAGTCGCTCATGTGGCAGCGTCACGTTGCGTTTGTTAAGGATGCAAACGAGCAAGCCTATATAAACTATCTTCGTGGTGAAACACCGCAACCGCGTCCTCAACTTTCAGCATCAACTCAGACGCTTGTTTCCGAGATCCCCCGGATTGGGCGGGTTTTTCGCGGAAACAAAATGACCTTTGCTCAGTTTCGTGAGTTTACTGGTCGGGCTGCAAACACCGACGAAGATTTTACGATGAACGGCATAAGCCTGACGCCAAAGGAAATGTCTTTTGTCCGCAAGGCCGGCGATCAAATTCGCAAAAGCCTTGCCGACTTTGAGGAGGGCTCTCGGGCTGCCGAACTGTTTGACGGCCAGAAGTCTCTCAAGCGGGAAGTTGCATGGCGCAATGCTGCGCTTGATCGGAATCTGGAGTATCTAATTGAACTGCAAGGCAAGGTCGATCAGGCTAAGGCTCGAGAAGCAGAGCTTGGTCGCCGCCTAACTACAGGCGAGAAGGCTGAAATATTTGGCAAGGAGATGGGCAAGGTTGCCGAGCTTGCTGAGAAAGAGCGCCTTGCTGGCAAACCTCCTTATGATCCTGGCTTCATGCCCGATGGAACGCCGCGCACACCTCCTTCCCTGTCAACAAGGGCTAAGGGTTATGCTGAACGCATGGTGCCGTTCTTGAAAGAGCAAAACCAGAAGCACGTTGATAGGTTGCTCGAGCTTGTCGATCTGGAGCAGACTCTTAATACGATTCCAATTAAGCCCGCTCGTGAGAAGTACTACTTCCCTCGCTTTTTTGACATTCAAAAAATCACAGACAACTTTGATGGGTTCGTAAAGCGCGTTGCTGAATCGTTTGGCGGCGATGAGGCAGCTTTTGGCCGCGCAAGAGACGTGGCTAATCGAATCATTGGCAATGGTGGCGAAGAGTTTTTGCCTACTGATGGTATTGGTAGCCCGAAAAACACGCGTGGACGCCAACTTGATCTGACCAACGAAGAGTTGGCTGACTTTATCGTGTGGGATTCTGATGCGGTCATGGGTATCTATGCCCGTCGCATGGGCTCGGCAATTGAAATGCAGAGCCGATACGGTTCTCTCGATTTGGAAGAGCAACTGGACGAACTTAAAACCACCCTAATCTCTGAAGGCTATAAGGCTGATGAGATTACAAAGGCTATTCAAATTATTGAAGATACCCGCGACAAAACGCTGAACAGATTTCACGGCAAGGACCCGATGAGTTGGAACAATCGAGCTGTTCGTGTAATTAAAAACGTCGAGCGCCTTCAGACAATGGGCAGCGCCATATACTCACAGACAACGGACGTTACTAAAGCGTTGGCTCAGATTGGCTATCGTCCCGTTCTTTCCGCACTTAGCACTGCATGGGATGGCCAGTTTAAGTCGCTTGCTCGGGCTGCAAACGCTCAACAATTTGCTGAAGGTCTTGAGTTAGCAATGTCATCTTCAATGTCTCGTATGATTGAAAACGATTCGGCGCTTATGGTGACAAGGCAGACCGCATTTGAGCGCGGCCTTGCTGCGTCTCAGCCTTGGCTTTTCCGCGCCAACTTGATGAATCCATTCACCGTTGTTTGGAAACAAGCTGTTGCCATGATAGGCAATCACCGGATGATTGAGGATGCTGTTGCTATTGCAAAAGCGTTCAATGAGGGGCGCACCGCAGAAACCCTGACCAAAGCTGAGTTGAAAACAGCAGCAAGGTTGAGCAGTTTTGGTATTAATCCTCGCATGGCTCGAGTAATTGCAGAAATGCCCTGGGAAAAAACCACGGATACCGGCCTGATTCTACCTAATATTGACGCTTGGCCGGGACAGCTTGGCTCCGAAGCGGCGGATGTTTTTAGGGCGGCAGCGCAAGGGCAGATTAGATCGGCAGTTATTACTCCTGGACCAAATCAACGTCACCCAATTATGGATGGCGTGGTGCGTTGGAATGGGGAGCGTAAAGAAATGCCTTTCCTTTCCCTTCCATTCAGTCTGCTTTCTTTCACCGTCTCGAGTTCAGCTAAGTTCAACCATGCCGCCGCAACCGGGCGAGATCGCAGCGTAACCATTTCGCTGGCCGCTCTGCTTATGGGTGGCTACATCACCACTTGGTTTCGGGCCGGTGATCGTTGGGAAAGCATGGATTGGAAAGAGCGCTTTGTGGGGGCTTTTGAAAGTTCTGGCATCATGGGCTGGATGGGCGAGGTTATTAAAAAGGAAGAAATGATAACCGGCTACGGCTTGAAAAGCATTGCTGGCATTGAACCTTATGGAGAGGATTTGATTAGTCAAAAAGTTGGCGCAGTTGCCGGACCTGCGGCTGGCATTATGGCCGGTGTGATCGAGGCGTTCGCCAACACCGATCCTAACATTACTGAATACCAACGTGCTGGCATGATTCGCCGCGCATTGCCTTTTGCCAGCCTAATTGAGTTTGATTTTTTCATGAAGGACTTCAACAAGATGGCGGTTGATTCCGGCTTGATCGAAGACTTTGTGGAACCAGAACCTGACTTTGAGGAAGAGGACGCTGCGGTTGAGGCAGCTAGTCCATTGTCACCAGAATCAGAGTTGAACAATTAGGCTTTGGAGATTTAAATGGCCATTCTTATCAACGACAACACCGCTCGTGTCCAATATACTGCTACCAGCGGTCAGACCACGTTTGCTGTGCCATTTGAGTTCTTCGAAAACAGCGATCTCGAGGTGTATCGCAACGGTACGCTGCAGACTATCTCGACTCACTACACTCTGACTGGCGCAGGCGTCACTGGCGGCGGCAACCTGACGTTTGTTAGTGGCGTTACGCTCAATGACGTCATTACCATCGTGCGCGATGTGCCTATCCAGCGCGTGTCGGACTTCCCGCTCTCTGGCCCGTTTAACATCGAGGCTCTGAACACTACGCTCGACAAGATGACTGCCATGATGCAGCAAATTGAAACGAGCGTTGCGACTCGCGCGTTGATTATCTCGGATACCGATCTCCCAACCTCTCTTAACAAGATTCCTTCTAAAGATGTGCGCGCTCTAAAGCTTCTTGGCTTTGACTCCGCTGGCAACCCGGTGGCTTCGGCCCCTGCTGATGGCAGTGCGGCATCTTTAGCCACGTCACTTTCCGCAACGACTGGTGCCGGAAGCATTGGTTACGGCTCAAACGTAACTTACAGCGCAGGAACAGTGGGCAACGAACTGGTGCCCCGTGTTACTATCGCCCTGCTTCCTGGCGTTTCTCCGGTTGCCGGCAAGGTTGCTTTTATTCAAGACGCGGGCCGCGAAGGCCACTTTATTTGCCGAGCAGGTAGTGCGCCAGCCGATACGCAACAAGGCATTTACATAGCTTCGAGCACTCCCAGCTTTTACTGGGAGCGCGTTTGGGACGGGGTTTATTGCCCACCCGAATGGTTTGGCGCGCAGATTAATGATGCCGGCTTTGATAGTTATAATGCTCTTGCTGGTGCTTTGAGTGTTACAGGGATTCTTTCGCTTGGTAAGGGCACTTACTATTCCTCCCAAGGTATTGTTTTGCCTGCTTATTGCGTAGTTAAAGGGCAGGGGGCTTTGCATAGCGCCATTGTTATTAATCACGCTACCCAGCATTTGATGAGCCAGGATGGTGTCTACCCTGGAACTTACATTGGCGGCGCTAATCTGCAGGGTTTTGGTATTTCTCGTGGCGTTGCGGCTACTGTTCCTGGTTCGTCAACAAACGATAGGACGCAAGGACACGGCTTGCACTTTGCAATGTGCAGCAACCCTATTGTGAAGGACGTTTATACCTACAACAACCTTGTAGAAATTTACGTTAGCAACGTTTTGAGCATCGACTTTTCAGTTGTGCGTGGCATCAATCTGACTGGTGCAAGCATGGCCCGTCACTATGGACTTTGGGTTGATGGTGTCAGCGCAATAGGTTCTTTTGGTGGGCCCTCTCCCAATCCTTCTGCGCGCATTTCAAAGATCAACATGGTTGGCGGTGGCGCAACGCAGGCTTACGGATACTATCTTGAAGGCGCTATTCAGGATTTGTGGATTCACGAACTTGAAAGTGCGGGATGCAGTAAGGGTATTTTCATCAACAGCGGCGGTGCAACCTGCGGAGATGTGCATTTGAATGCCTCTGTGATGGATGGCTATCGCACAAATGGAATCCATATTCTGGACGTTCCGCAAGGATCGTCTCTTTATATGTCGAATCCTTGGGTTGCCGGCGCGTCTGGCGCAACGGGAGCTGGCATTCGAATTGAAGCTAGCCATGGTATTAACATTGTTGGCGCAACTGCGGATGGTCAGTTGGCAAACACTGTCTACATGTTCCACCTGTCTGACTCGTCTAATGTTGAGGCAACGCTGACAGCAAATAACTACGTCAATCCATGTTATCTAATCAGCGCTTCCAGCTGCAATATTAATGTTAAGGCGTTTAAAAACATTACAGGTGGCGGCGTATCTGGTGCCATCATTACGGCAATTGGTGGGGCTAACACTTCTTTGACTGCGGCTGGCACAAAAACTAGCCAAGGCTGGGCACAGGGCATTGCTGTCGATGCAAGCGTTACCACGTATATGTTGAATGTTGTCGGCGTTGATCCTGCGGCTGTTACCGATAGAATCACACGGGCTGGCACGGCAGTTACAACACAAGGCAATGTCAGCGGCAACATTATCTTCAACCCTGGCGCAGGCGCAATGCTGTAGGACATATGGCTATGAACGAAGGTCACGACTTTAACGCCATAGCCAAGACGGTTATGGATGCTACGGCTGCTGGCGTGGGCCTTGTGTCATGGGTAAGCGTGGAGATATTCCCGGCAATTCTGCAAATCCTGTCGGTAGTATGGCTAGTGTTACGTATCTACGAGATGGATACGATCCAGCGATTGCTAGGACGAAAGCCTGACTAATGGCGACAAACGCGTACTATGTAGACCCGGCGCGTGACGCCGAGATATTTGTTGCGCTGCAACAGGCGGGGAGCGCCAGGGCATTAGCCCGCACTGGCAACTACGGCGGCAGGTGGGCTATTATCTCTGCGGCTAAGCGGCACCAGGAGCGCATTGCCCATGCGACTACCTCACCTTTGCCGAGTGCGCCTGATTTGCCTGACGATGATGTGCCAATCGAGGACATCATTGCGCTGCAATCGCGGCGCTTTGAGAAAGCTCTGGAACATCAGAAGGCAAAGCGGTGGCGGCAGTTTGATGTGCCGATTGATGGCCCGTATGCGCTCATGTTCTTTGGCGATCCGCACGTCGATGACAACGGCTGTCACTGGCCGCTGCTTCAGAAGCACTGCGAGTTGGCCCGTGATACTGAGGGTCTTTACGCTATCAACATTGGCGACACCACGAACAACTGGGTAGGCCGCCTTGCCAAGCTTTGGGCTAACCAGGATACGTCAGCTAGCACTGCCCGCAAGATGGCCAAGTGGCTGCTTCACGACAGCGGTGTGCCGTGGTTTATCTGGCTGCACGGTAACCACGATATGTGGGATGGGCCGGTAAGCACTACCTGGTTCAATGCCATTAAGCCACATCATGTGCATATGGATGACTGGCAATCAAAGTTTACGCTGCGCTCTCCGAACGGCTTCGACTTCCGAGTGTGGGCAGCACACAACTTTAAGGGCACCTCCGTGTGGAACAACCTGCATGGCCTGGAGAAGGCGGCTCAGATGCAGGATTGGGCACACCTGTATGTTGCTGGCCACCATCACGATACCGGCTTGCGGCAAGGTGAGAATCCTCATCGGCAGTTCTGCTACTGGCTGATGCGGGTGCGTGGCTACAAGTTTATGGATGAATACGCTGAGTTGCATGGCTTTGGCGAACACCAGTTTGGGGCATCCGGTCTGGTCGTTGTCGATCCAGATGCAAGTAAACCCAACGCTGTGCAGTGCTTCCTCGATCCCTTTGAGGGTGTGGAATATCTGAAGTGGAAACGGAGCAAGCTGTAATGCGATGGCTAACAGAGGCGCGCCGTCACATCGGTATGCGTGAAGTGCCAGGCGTAGCTAACAACCCAGTCATCATGGGCTGGGCGGATAGGCTTGGTGCGCGTGTGCTGGGTATCAAGTATAACGCGGACAGTGTGCCCTGGTGCGGTTTATTTGCCGCCTGGTGTGTGCACCAAGCTGGCTTGCGTCCACCTGGCATCTCGATCCGCGCAAAAGCCTGGGCGGACTGGGGCGATGCTGTCTCGATGGTCGCTACACGTCCACCGCTTGGTGCCATTGCTGTGTTTGGCCGTGACGGTGGAGGGCATGTTGGCTTTGTCGAGAGCGTCAACACCGATGCCAGTCTCAATATTATCGGTGGCAACCAGAGTGATGAGGTCAACGTGCGCCGATTTGCACGGAACAGGCTGATTGCGTTAAGGTGGCCAAAGGGTGTGGCAAGGTCAGACCCTGCACCATGGGCAAGGTCGGCAGTGATTGACACTGGCGGCGAAGCGTAAGGAGAACGACATGAAGTTTGTTTCTTGGATTGTGAATCGACTGAAAGAGCCGAGCACCTATGCGGGCGTTGCCAGCCTTGCGTTGGCGCTGGGCCTGTCGGACGTGCAGTGGGAAGCGATCTCGGCTGCGGTTGCCGGTCTGGCTGGGCTTGCCGCCGTGTTCCTGATGGAAAAGCCTGAGGCGTGATTAAACTCCTGACGCTCTTGCTGTCGTTACTTGACCGCGTATTCACCGAATGGGGAAACGCCAAGCTGCGAACACAAGGGCGTCAGGATGCACAGGAGCAACTTGATGCAAATGTCGCCAAGGCTGAGGTCGCTGTTGATGCTGACGACCTTGCTCGTGTTGACCGGCTGCGTAACAGGTTCGACCGCGCTCGTAAGTGACTACTGCCGCATTGCCAAACCGATTAGCTATGACAGCAAGGCGGATAGCGCAGAGACAGTGAAAGCAATCGAAACGCATAACAGCCAGTGGGCTTGCGTCTGCGACAACGACTGCCCGCGTTAGGGCTTTAGTGCATCGCGGGCAAGTTGCCGGATTTCATGGAGAAAACGATAGGACGTTCCATCGTGATCGAGGATTTGCTTTAACGCATCCTCCAGCACCTCGATCCGCTTGCGCTGCCAGACCAGCATGTCCAGCGCGTCGTCAATAATTTCCTCGTCGCCTCTGCTCATTCCGATCATTGGTCATGCTCCTTTCGCTGCTGCGATGGCTGCATAGTCCTGTATGGATGCACTGCCATTTTGTGTTTCTTTGCCCAGGCAATGTAGGTTTTTAGGAACATCTCATTGCTGTCGCAAGTTGCGGCTGCAGCCCTTGGTTGCCTGTCTTGAATCTGCACTTCTCGAAGCCTTTCTAAGCCAAGAGCCCTGGCTCGATGATACACCTGTCGCTTACTTGTGCCTGTTTGTTTGGCAATGACACCTGCGGTTACCTTGCCCCACAGGCTTTGCAGTATGGCATCCTGCTCATCTATCCACTTGTGTCGTATGACCATCAGCTTCCGCTTCCATCAAGTGACACAGGGCATCGAAGCGCTTGTTGGCAAGCCTAACTTCGGCCGACTTGCTCAATCCGTGCAGCACTGTTGAGTGATCCCGATTGCCAAGCAGCCTGCCAATCTCAGGTGATGACAAGCCTGCTCGTCGAAGCCCGAGCATGATCGACCATCGAGCATGGACAACATGGCCCTGCCTCGATGAGCCAATCAACTCGGACTTTGTGACCTCTGCTTCTTTGCAGGCAATGGCTACTAGCTTTGGAAAGAGTCCAATCCTCATCCGTGCGTATACCGGCTCACGTCTGAAATGCGCGGACGCGATCGGCAACCAGCTTGGCATAGCCAGCAATGTCATCCCAGCTGTCGGCGTAGTTGGGGTCACCATTAATAATCCTCCCAATCTTGTTAGCAATCATCTCGAGCGCCTCTTTGTGGTCGTATTCAAGATTGTCCAGGTCGGCATGAAGAAAGATCGCGCCCTTGATTCCTTGTGCAATGCGGGCTTGATCGAGGAAAGCGCCGTAGCGCCTTCCCCTTTCTATTAGAACGTCATCAATGTTCACTGAAGGTCCTCGGGCATGGGAAACGGTTCGATTACCAAGCGGGCATCGAGCGCCTTAAGCATGAGCAGCAGCGTCTCCAAGGTGGGGCTGGTCTTGCCATGCTCCACATTGAATACCGTAAGGCGTGACACGCCTGCGTTCATGGCGGTTTGGTCGAGGGTGAGGCCGCGCTTTTTGCGCAGCCCCCTCAACTCTTGAGCGACAGAATCAGAAAGGAACATCGTCGTTCATCTCGTCAGCAAAGGAGGATGAAGCGCTGGGTCGGCTCGGCTGTGTGTTGCCATCCGCCCCAGCTTTATCGAGCACAATGCAAGTGCCGCCATAGGCACCAACCGTGACTTCGCACACGGTCTTTTCCATGCCGTCCTTGCCCTGGTAGTTACGCATGAAGAGCTCGCCTTCAACGTAGACCTTACTGCCTTTGCGGGCATCCTTGGCCACCCACTCGGCCTGCTTGCCGAACACGGTGACGTTGACCCAGGCCGTTTGCTTCTCGCCCTTGACCTTCTTGTTGATAGCCACGGAGAAACTGGTCAACTGGTTGCCGTCTCCGTAAGCCTTGGACTCGGGATCACGCCCGAGGTTGCCGATGATAACTGCTTTAGAGAGCATTGATCTTATCCTTCAGATAGTTGAGATACGCTTGAACTTCGGTTGCATCAGCACTGGTAGTGTGACGCGGTAGCCACTCCTCGAGTAGCTCGATCACCTTGCGCTTGACTGCGAACGGTGGATCGAACTCGACAGAGGGTTGAGGGGCGGGCGTCCCCTCCTTCTTTGCCCGTGGCTTTGTTGTCATGCGGTAAGCTCCTTCTTCCTCTTGGCGTAGGCCTGCCGCACCATCGCAACCTTGGCTGCGTCGATGGTCGAGGCCTTGTCGATGCTAGCGCGATACTGCTCAAGCAGCGTGGCCAACTCTTCGACGCTTGCTGCAGTGGCAATGCCGCTGGAGAACAAAGCGAGATCCTCAAGCGAGGGATCACGATAGCTTGTGTCCTGGTCAAGATCGGGATCATCGCCCGTCTCAAGGCCCAGCGTCTTAAGCAAAGCATACTTAACAGCGTAGGACATAGCCTTGCCCGGGCCCTTATCCTGGTCATCGAGGCCGTAGCCAAACGTCTCAACGTCGATGAAGTCTGCAGTGTCATCGATGTTGACAAAGCGGATCGTCATGCGGGCTTCGGTGCGGTTGCCCATCTGCTGCGTCTCGCAACGGATAGGGTAATAGAGGATGCCAGCTTCGAGCAGAGGCGGGCGCACCTTAGCAGTCACCGCGTCATGGCTGACGATGGTGTAGCGCATCCCCACCTTCTTCTCTTTCTGAATGTAGGTGACCTTGCCCATCACTTCGGCAAGGCGTTGGTGCAGGTTCTTCAAGTTCATGCTTCATGTCCCGACAGAATGTCATTGATTTCAGTATGTATCCATTGAGGAGACACGTCCGCGCTGTGCTCAATCGTTGTCATCACGAACAGCAAGCGATCCAACAACTTGGCTTGATCGGCTTTGAGCTTTTCAATTTGGCTTGAGGCCTCATTAATAATGTCCGTGCCGCCATTGAGAAGCAGCCGATCAAGAACGGATCCACCTTCAAGCAATCGGATTTCCCGTGCTGCGTCATCTAGCAAAACCCAATCGAGTCCGCCTCCACCTTGCTCGCCAGCCAATTGCTGCGACCTTGCATCCAATGCAGCGAGCAATTCTTGTTGTCTCTTATTCATACTTCCTCCCTGTAGTAATCACGATGGCACCACACGACGGCGTGACGCCCACTGGAAAGGCGCGCACGGCGACGGGTGGGGACAATCAACCCCTGTGCCGTCAACTCTGC